AAAGAAAACCCGTGTAGATCCTGTCTTTATTTTGTGCACCAGCCGGGGCTCGTCTTTGAGGTGCGCCTGATAGACAGACATGGGTGAGACGCCCTTCGACATCATCTCTAAATTATCCCTAACGTGCTGTTTCAGCTTATCAACCGGTTCACGAGTAAAATCGTCAATGAGGGTCAAATAGGCATTTTTCTTGCCATCCAATCCAAAACCAGCGGAGGTACTAGGGTTGATACGCCTTGAGAGCAGATCCCCTTTTATTCCGTTTATGGCAACTTCGATGGTTAAGGGTGAAAGAGGCCCAATAACTGAGGCCTCGAGCACCATTTCCTTGACACAATCTCGAATAGTATCCATGTCCAATGCGACACCATTGTGCGACATCTTCTTTAGACAATTATTGTACGGGGAAACATAGACACCATTGATAGTCGCGGGACGCATCATGGGAGGTCCAAACTTCAAATTCCCAGCCTCGTCTCGAAGACTGAAACCCCCAGTCTCCAATGAGGCGGAGAAAGGGGCCTTTCTGACCATTGATCTATTGTTAATCTCAACTCTCTGTGAGGTTTGACCATAGAGTTCCAGGTCCGGCAACTCCTCATATCGAAATGGGCTTTTCGAATTTGGGAGTCCGAGATCTTCAGAGATCATCAGGGCAGAAGCTGTAACATTGAAGGAGCTCTTGGCATTCAGTCTCGATATAGCCTCGTCAACCATCACCCTTGTGAAAGGAACGGCTAAACTAAGAGGGGAATTAAAATCACCGGCCAAGTGCACTCCTGATAAAACGAAGCCTTTACCAACCGAAACTATAATTGGCAATCCGCACGAACCCGAGCTATGGCGTGGCCAATCGTATTTCAAGACTGGCTGGAGCCTAGCACAATCAGTCTCAACCGCTTCAGGTGAGAAAGAGGAGCGCACGGGATCACCATCAATCCACGATGGTCGAGATGCACCGGGGTAAGAGAGAGTTATATATTCCCTAATATCCGCAAATAGCAAGTGAGACACATTGAGCATGACCAAATCGCTGGCCACAAACTCTAAGTCTTTGGTACGCACGATCATTGATTTGTATCGTTGCACCTCACTCTTAGCTGACATGTGCACTCTCAGCTCAACCACTTCAGCCTTAAAGGCGTGCGCAGGCATAATCGCCTTGTTGCCGAATACTCCGAGCATATAACAGCTCGAAGAGCGCGGATTAATGATCTCGACAGCACGAACGTTTTTTGATATGGTCCTGACTATGTCCTCGGGACTGTTCAGAGCCACTGGTGGCACCGGCGGGGCGACCATTGTGTTCCAACTCTGCGAGTTCTCTATCGGTATTCTGGTGATATAGTTCGTGGCATTTATTCTTTCCTCTATGTTATTTAAACTAACATTGTGTTCTGAGTGATTGACGAAATTGCTCACAGCCTCAGAGTGCATCTTAGCATCTCGCGCGAATACTCTCTTCAAGCCTATGACCGCTGCAATAGTAGTCACGAACGCGGTGAGCCATATATGTTGCCTGCACCCCATCCAATCTGGAAGCTCATCAGACATTCTAGCGATTATCGAACGGGCTCCAAACAGGGCCCCATCAAACACCACAGAACTGAATGAGTCAACATTTTCCCTTACGCTCCCACTGAACCAGTACCTGAAGCGACGGGCAAATAATGCAACCGGACCTAGAAGTATAATCCAGAGGAGCGAATATAATAGAGGCAAAAACACATGTATCGACAAGTCTGCCAATATGTATAACAACTCTTCAAACCAACTCCAGATAGGAGCCACCAACAGCTTCATAACCCCAAAATGGATGAGTAGAGTGCATAAGGACTCGACGCTCAAAAGGCTTTCACTACGAAACGCAATGTGATTACCATCCGTTTTGAATCGGCGTATCTCCTCCAAGTATGGTCTACTTTTTTCGTCATAACGATGTGAATCAATATCACCGGCTTGCTCAAATTCCTTGATATGGTGAGTATAATAATTAACCAGAAATTTTTCCAGCGCGTAAATATCGTCCTCCTCACGTCCATGTAGGTACTCAACCACGACCGATTTCCGGATATTCTCCGGACGCTTGACGTAGACCCTGAATCGCCAACGATCCAGTCTGTCTCCACCGGCTTTTATTGACTTGGAGGGATCCATTGACACGGAGCCCTCCTTCCTGTACTCATCTTTGACAAAATTCTCAATGTACAAGAGTCGTCTCTCGTGTGCGGCCGGCGCATAAACCAGCTCCGGCAGATGCAAGCCCTCATTGTTGCTATCAATCAAGATCAACTCGGCTAAACAAAACACTTTTCCTTTTTTCTCAACGGCAGCCATATTGACAGGATAAGGTATCCTGTCTATGACAGATGTTAATTCCGCCAAAGAGGGATCCCCCTGCTTCTTTACAAGGGACGTCGAAATGGAGCCACCCTCTGAAAAATGGAGATACGGTTGAGATAAAGGTTCATATGTGTCCCAATATTCCGAGCGTCCTCTATGATATATTTGACTCTCATCAAAGAGCCTTCCTTTAACATTAGCATAGACCTTTGCATAAAAGTTCAGCAAATGACTTTTCCCTGTTCCGGGATCGGCATGCGCAAGAATAGCAATGGGAGGCATTCTGTTAGTGGCAACGAGGCGCGTATTGACATCATTGAAAGCAAGCTGGGCATCTCGACGCACGTTTTTCAACTGAACATATCGTGGGGTGAAACGGCTCAACTTTCCAAGAGTCTGATCACTGAACTTTATAGCTGACTCTAGGTTTGCTGCGAAAGTTTTTATACACATCATGCCAGGAACAGGGAGCCCAGTGTATAGGCAATCCTTGTAAGTAAGAGTCATGCGAGTCTCGTCAATGCAAGTTTGCACGGGATCCTCAAACCTAAAGTATTCCCAAACAGAAACACCATTAAGAAGTGCGAGAGCGCACCTGTTTGCCTGGACAATTGCTGTCAGCGCAATAGGTATGAAATCGATCATCGGCATACGATCAACTGAACCCAACAATTTCGTAATTGGGGCAGTATAATCCGCAGATAAAAATTTAAAGGATACAATTGCAACCAAAAAACGGCGCAAAGACGTGAGCACTTCACTATGGATTAAAACTTCCAATGAATGAGCCAACGAATCAACAAAATTTTCCGAGACAAAGTCTCGATAAAACTTCACTGCCTCCTTAAAAGTACTAACTAAAAATGTGGCGATGTTCTCCTTGACCCAAATCAAAGCAAAAGAATACAACGAAGATATGTAATCTAACATTGACCTTGCTCGGATCAATTGAAATATAAGATTGAGAACAGATGAAGCCATTAGACTGGCATCACACAATTTTGCCACAGCGGGCAAGACCATCACTTGTTGCATAAAGTCATTCATCAAAATTCCATCACCCGATTCCGAACGGAAGTCTAAAATATCATCCATCTTAGGTTGCCAATTGGAATACTTGTCCTTCTTTTTCCGCAATGGTGTCTTCACCTCATAGGGATCTGGGATAATTTTAGGAGGCAACAAAGGAACATCAGACTCAACCCAAGGATTCAACTCGGGCTCTTCTTTTGAGTCATCAATAATCAATTGTCGCATCATATCAGGCAATGCAATTGGCGATATATTAGTACTAACAGGATTTTTCTTCTCCTGCTTCTCCTCAAATGCCTTGTGTCGTGAATTGCGTAGTGCCTCTTTGAGGTCAGCATTCACTCCGGCCTCTTTATCAAAAGCCTTTGTAAAGCCTAAGGACCCCTTGAGCCCAGCAATCTGGTTACGTTTCTTTAGCTTGTTATGAACAACAGTAATTCTGCTCTGTTTATCCTTAAGCCTACTCAAGTCCACCTCGGAGGTTTTCACCTCATCCAATGAAGCTCGAAGGGCGTCGTCCGATATAAGAGTAACATCAGGCGCAACGTAGACCCGCTCGACCAGCGGTTTTGGAATTTTGCCTTGGCGTAATTCATACTCACGCTCAATTTCGGACAGGGCCTTTGCTTTCTGCCGCTCAACATCGCGCTCTTTAATAGCGCCTTTTCGTAGAGATTCTTCGATTTTGTCCACCGCCTTGCGCTTCAAACGCTTGGCGGCGGCACGGTTATTACTAACCCGAAAATGGATGTGTTCATTTACAACTGCGCGCTTGGTAGCGTCGTTGTACCGGAATCCATCTCCCACCTTCTTTGCTTCGAACAATTTTTTCGACAGCATTTCATCGACCACACGAGAAACGTGTGCATGTTTTCCACGTTTGTGGAAAACCTTGTTCATGACGGGTTTGTCCTCGTCACGATCCTTT